ATGGTGCTGGTGCAGAATTTGATGTTTCAGTTGACCGTGTGGGTTCTATTACAACAATTACTTTACTTGAAAATGGTGAAGATTACATTGCAGCACCTAATGTTTCATTAAAAGTACAGGATATTGTAGTATCAAATGTTATAGTCTCTAATTTACCACAATCTGGAGATATAGTCTTTCAAGGCACAAGTAATACAAATTTCACATATCAATCTACTGTTTCTGATATAGAATTATTAGTGCCTTTTGCCGATCCAATACAATCTCTTTGGAGATTAAGAACATTTAATTATAATTCTCTTCCAGTTTTTGGATCAAAAATTAAAGTTGATAATAAAACCATCGTAATGGATATGTCAAACCAATATCCTACATTTAATGTGCTTACAAGATTCAATGAAAGTGGTGTGATTACTTATGGAGACGGAACAGCAAAAGCAAATGCATCTTTCTTAAACGGATTGGTAATTAGTCAGGGACAATACCTAGACACAACAGGACAACCAAGTTCATTTGATGTTTTGCAAGATGAAAACTATAATAACTACACTTATCAAATTACCTTAGAAAAAGAGATAGACAAATATAGAACAACATTATTAAATTTAGTGCATCCAACTGGTATGAAAGTTATTGGTAGATATGCTCTAAAATCTAATTCTGAATATGACTTTGCCTTCTCGGATTTTATGGAACAAGGAAACCCATTATATTTCTATACAGGAAACACTAGCTCAAATGCAGTAATGACAAGCACATTTACAAATCAAAGTAATAATATTATTAAATTGGATAATCTAGTTGGAGCGAATATAAAAACTTTTATATTTACAGGTAATTCCATTACATTAACAACTTCTGGTGGATTCAAAGTTCACTCAGAAATTTTGTCAGCTAACAATACTTCAAATACTGTTATATTAAAAGATAATGTATGGTTGACATTTGCAAATGTGGCGTATGTTTCTGGAAATACTGGAGAATCTGTCATAAATATAAGAAGTATAACAAATTCTTATAATATCATTAATAATGGAATTTATAGTGATCCAGCATATCCAATAAGAGATATAGCATACGCTGGAGATGTAATTCTTTTTGCAAATGGTACACACGAAAGAACTATATCTAGTATTGATTATGTTCAAAAACGTATAACTCTGGCAACAAATCTTGATTCAAGTACAAGCAATAGTTTAATGTCTGTAAAAAGAACCGTACTCACCACAAATATTAGACTTGATAATGATGTGAACTAAACATAAATAAAATATGGCCAATCAAAATTTACTAACTTATAATTCAAAAGTCACACAGGTAAAGCAAGACTTCTATGCTCCTGTGGCTATATTTCCAGGTACAACTTCTGTTGTGAGCACAGTATATGCTTTCTTAGCTCGCGTTACTCCTTGGCCTAGTGATATTAATCCGCCAGTCCCCACACAAGACCAACAAAATATCAAAACCATATTCAAAAGTATGTTTGTGGCCAAAAAAATTACATCTAATGATATTAGTCCTGTAATTGAAAGAATCAATTGGGTTTCTGGCACAGTTTATGATTATTACCAAGATAATGTTAATATGTTTGCTGTTAATGGTGCTGGTTTATTAGTAAAGAAATTTTATGTAAAAAACAAATACGACCAAGTTTTCAAATGTCTTTGGAATAAAAATGGTGTTGCTTCTACAGATGAACCTTATTTTCAACCAGGAACATACGGAAACTTCAATATCTATAGTGGATCGGACGGTTATAAATGGAAATTTATATACACTCTTCCTATTGGTTCTAAACAGAAATTCATGGATACTAATTTTATGCCTGTTCCTGTTGGTGCTAACACGATTGTATCAGGAATTACTGCAGGTGGTTCTGGAAATATAGATATTATTGGTGTTGTCAATGGTGGTTCTAATTATGATCCGGCTAATGCTGCAATTACTGTAGCTATTACAGGTGACGGAACTGGTGCAACCGCAACAGCAGAATCAGCCAATGGAGTAATTACTAATATTATAGTAACAAATCAAGGTTCTAATTATATATTTGCAAATTCAGCAATAGTATCAGCTAATGGTTCTGGTGCAATACTCACAAGTCCTGTATCACCAATCGGAGGCCATGGATTTGATGCTATGGATGAATTAGGATGTACAAAAACAATGTATACGGCAGAATTTAATGGTTCTGAAGGTGGTTTGATACCAACATCTATTGATTATCGTCAAGTTGGTTTATTGATAAATCCAACATCATTAAGTTCTTATCCTGCACCGGCAAACGGATCAATCTATCAAGTAGCAACTAATGTTTTGACTGCTTCTGGTTTTGGTACTTTTGCGAATGATGAGACTGTTTATCAAGGAGCAAGCTTAGCTACCGCTAGTTATTCTGCCACGGTTTTAGATTTTAATACTTCAACCAATATTGTTAGGCTGATAAATATAGTCGGAACACCAACATTGAATGCACCATTATTTGGCAATACATCTGGAACAACAAGAACATTGTTATTTGTTAATAATCCAGACTTTCAAATATTTTCAGGTTATATCACATATGTTGAAAATAGGTCAGGTATTCAAAGAAGTGCTGATGGAATAGAACAATTTAGATTTGTCTTAGGTTACTAAAGGGAATAAAATGCCTCTGAATTTTAATGTAGATCCGTATTATGATGACTTTGATCCAGCCAAAAATTATCATCGGATACTTTTTAAGCCTGGTTTTGCTGTTCAAGCAAGAGAATTAACTCAAGCACAAACTATATTACAAGACCAAATTACAAAATTTGCCGATAATATCTTTAAGCAAAATACACCAGTAACCGGTGGACAAACAACAACAAATTTTCAATGTTATTATATTAAATTACAAGAAACATATAACAATATTACTGTTGATGTTAATAATTTTACCAATAAATTAGTTCGTAACTCAACAGGACTAGTAGTAGCAAGAGTCATTGCTGTTTCTGCTGCATCAGGTGGAGACCCACCAACTTTAGTTGTTTCTTATCAGTCAGGTGTTCAATTTCAAGATAATGATGTGGTGTATGATACATTATCTAATTTAGCCGCTCAAGCAATTAATCTAAATGCAACAGGCCTAAGTTCTGTTGCTTCCATTGCACAAGGTGTGTTTTATATTTCAAGTAATTATAAAAGACCTTCTGATGGACTCATGGTATCAAATGGTACTTTTGTTCAAGTTAATCCACAAACAGTTATTATTGATAAGTATAGTAATGTACCATCTAAGCGTGTTGGTTTAACTATTGATGAAACAATTCAAGACTATGTGGGTGATACATCATTGTTAGATCCAGCAATTGGTGCGTCAAACTATCAAGCTCCAGGTGCTGATAGGTATTTAATTACACTTACACTTGAAACACGACCATTAACATTGGGTGATGATGATGGATTTGTCGAATTGGTTCGTATTGAAGCGGGTGCAGTAAACAAATTAGTAAATGGTACTGTATATAATGTAATTGATGATTATTTTGCCAAGCGTGATTATGAAACTAACGGCGATTATATTGTTAATGATTTCAAATTAACACCTAAAGCAAATACAAGTGCTCCTGAGTCATATATTATGAGTATCAGTAAAGGTATTGCTTATGTTCATGGTTATCGTGTAGAATCTCAAGTCACTACAGACATAATAAGTCCAAGAGCTAGAACATCTGATTCACAAAATAATACACCAGTATACATGAATTTTGGTAATTATTTTTATGTTGATACAGTCCGTGGTGCCAATGGTTATTTCTTTGACACTTCATCATATGCACCAATAGATTTACATTGCGTATCTCCAACTCAAATTCAAACAGCAAATGCTCTGGTCTATAATGCTACTGTTGTTGCTTCTGGTTATATTCGTGGTTTAGATTTTGATTTTAACACAAATGATGCGGTTGCGAATACTTATGTTTATAAAGCCTTTGTATCCGACTTACAAACTGCTATACCAACTGCCAATGCTACTGGCGGAAGTACAAATACCATTATATTACCATCTTATTTCTCACAAATAGATAATTCTTATGCTGGTGTAGTAATTTCTATTACAGCAGGAGCATCAGCAGGTGATTTCAGAACAATTCTTTCTTATGTCGGTTCAACAAGAGTTGCGACTGTTAATCAAAACTGGACAACAACTCCAGGCGCTACTTCAACATTTACTTTGAATTTTGCCACAAAAGACATAGATTCTATTGCAAACACATCTATTAAATCTTCTTATCCACTTACAATATATTCAACTGCTTCTATTAACAATTTAAGTCGTGCAAATAATGCTTCAAATGGTGATACAACTTTACAGAACCCATTAGTACCTGAATTAATATTCCCAGTTGGAAGTCCTTATATTGAATCAGTATACGGTAGTTCTTTCACAACACAACAAGTATGGCGTAATGTACAATTCAATGCTTCTGGTAGTGGTGTTCAAGCACTTTTGGCATATACGGGTGGTTATAATAATGTTATTACACATATTGGAACACCAAACAGCACATTATCAAATTCATTGAAGAAAGAAAATTTTACTATAATTTGTACTGTTAAAGATAGTTCAACACTTAATGTTGGTGAGAATGTTCCTTGGACAACAGCCGGTAGAACTATTACATTAAACTCAACAGGTTCAACTGCAACTATTGCTGCAACTGATGTTGGTGGTACATTTACTGCCACAGTTATTGCCAAAGTGTTTGTTGAAAATGGACAAGATACTGGTCATATATTAAGGAACAAATTATTAATTACTTCAGACACTGCTGCAGTCAGCACTAGTAACACGGCTGTTGGAAGTTATACTTTTGTAGATGATAATTCAGCTACTTCAAAAGGTCAAGTTTATATTCGTAATGCAGGATTAGTAACTCCAGGAACAAAACAAAGTTTATACCTATCTGATGTTAAAGATATTGTTAAAATTTTAGATACAAGGTCATCAAGTGTAACTGCAATCACTGGAGGTTTATCAACATATGCTGATATCACATCAAATTATATATTTGATGATGGACAAAGAGACAATTATTACGACCATGCTAGTATTACTTTGAGAGCAGGAGCACCACAACCCGCTGGTAATATTTTAGTATTTGTTAATTATTATCAACATTCGGGTGGTGATGGTTATTTTGATGTTAATTCATATACAAACGAAGCCTATCAGCAAATACCAAAATACACAACATCACAAGGTGTAACTTATGAACTTCGTGATTCTTTAGATTTTAGGCCAGCAAGGTTAAATGCACAATCGTCTTTTACATTTCGTTATTCTAATTCAGCACAAAATTATGGTGCCATTTTACCAATAGATGGAACAATATTTACAACTGATTATGAATATTATTTGGGTAGAAAAGACAAACTTATCTTAACAAAAGATAGAAGTTTTCAAATTATTGAAGGTTCTCCTTCGATTAATCCAATATTCCCATCTGAACCAGACGGTTCTTTAGTTATTGCAAATTTAACTCATAATCCATACACAGGTTATATTCCAACAGAAGCACCTAATGGTTATGTTGCAGATTTGTCTATTGAAAAGGTAAAACATAAGCGTTATACCATGAAAGACATTGCTGGATTAGAAAATAGAATTAATGGTATTGAATACTATGCTTCTTTAAGTATGTTGGAACAGAAAGCCGATTCATTACAAATTTCAGATGCATTTGGTCTGAATAGATTTAAAAATGGTATTATGGTTGATGATTTTAGTTCTTATGCTGTTGCTGATACACTCAATGATGATTATAGAGCTACAATTAATCGTAGAACAAGACAATTAACTGCAACTCAAAATATTAAAAATTTCCCACTTAAAGCTTTGGCTTTGGTGTATAATATGGGAACACCTTCTGCTGCAACATCAAGTGCATTAGGTTATAATATTGGACAAAGTAATTATGTTAATTATTTTACACTACCAATTTCTTCAACTGCAAATGTAGCAACACAAAGATTTGCATCAAGAACAGTTAACGTAAACCCATTTTCATATTCAACACAAAGCGGTATATTGGATCTTTCTCCTAACGTGGATAATTGGGTTGATACAAGTTTTTCTCCTTCTTTATTAATTACTGATCCAAATTTACAAGTATTTCGGGAAAATGCAGGTACAATAAATGTTTTAAATGCAGGAGATTGGCAAACAGTTTCAGGTACAACAACACAAGATGTTTCTGTTCAAACCAGCGGTGGCTTTAATGCACCCCGTGGTGGATCACGGGTTACTACAACGACTACTGTTACAAACTTAAATCAAGTTAAAAATGATATTTTAGGACCTTATGATAGAATTGGTAACACTTATGCATTAAATAATGGATACATCACCGATATTAGTATTCTTCCATACATTCGTCCACAACAAGTTGTAGTTCGTTCTAAAAATATGTTGTTTAATACTCCAGTATCTACATATTTTGACAATCAAAATGTTGTTAATTATTTCCGTAAAGCTAATATAATTGAATTGACAGGAGTTACTGGAACATTTAAAGAAGGTGATATTGTTGGTTATTTCAACAGTCCAAATTTTGTTCCAACAGCTAGGATTATAGGTGTCTATAATTATCCAGGAGTTTCAACCACAGTTAGATTATATGTTGCTGCTGACCAATTCACAACAAATTATAGACCATCAGGAACTTTTCAAAATGCTTTCTTTGATTCTAATGGTAATTATAGTACGACAACAGCAAGTGCCAATACCATAGCTTCAATATCACATTCTGGTTCAACAGTAGTTAGTTCAAATACAACCACAGAAATTAAATTATCACCATTAGCATCAACAACAAATAATTACTATAATGGCAATACAATTTATATTAATTCTGGTACAGGAATTGGTCAATCAGCTAATATTTCTAGTTATGTTGGAGCAACTCAAATAGCAACATTGGCCACAGCAGTAACAACAGCAGTAGGAGATATATATTCCATTGGATCTTCCACAACAAATGAAGAAGGATCACTCTATGGTGTATTTCTTATTCCACCAGGTATATTTCATACTGGTGAAAGAGTGTTTAAGGTTGATAATAGAGTTGGAACAAATCAATCTTCAGCAACAACATTTGCAGAAGGAACTTACTATGCTCAAGGATTACAAACAAACAAACAGCGCATAGATTTTGGTCAGCAGTCCATGTCTGTGAGTTTTGTGATATGAAAAGACCGCCAACATAGGGTGCACCACCAATTTTTGTAGTTACGGTTGGTGGAGCATCACTTG